TGAACCATTCAGTAATAAGTTTTTACCAGATGCTAAAGCAATATGTTCTGAAGAAGTCCACGCTGCAGTAGAAGACGCCCACTGGAACAATTTATTTGTTGCACCATATAATAGGACACCACCGCCATTGGCAGTTGTATCAGTAGGTGTTGCAACCTTACCAATTTCAATATTCTTATCAGCAATCTGCAGAGTTGTTGAGTTTAAATATTCTGCAGTTCCGTTTACAGTTAAGTTGCCAGTAACAGTTAACGCTCCACCAATAGTGGCATTACCAGTTGTAGTTAATACTGCGAATGTTGGAGACGCAGTAGTGGAAATATCTTGTACTGTAGAAATCGCACCAGTTGTACTGTTATATGAAATACCAGTACCAGCAGAATGAGCTGCACGGGCACGAACATCAGTATAGTAAAGGTTTGTACCTTCAGCGATATCTGTAGTAGTTGCTAAAGCGCCAGCAGTTGCAAGTCCCTTAGCGTTAAAGGTTACCTTAGTATAAGTACCAGCAGTGATACCACTGTTTGCTAGAGTTAAAGCTGAAGATCCAGCAGTGGAAGTTGCGTCACCAGTAAATGCTGGTAAGCGTGAAGCCGATAGAGTACCAGAACTAATGTTGGTTGCGTTAGTAGTATCAGTTGTAGCTGAAGCAGCTAGACCAGTAATTTTGCTAGTTGCGATAGAACCAGCAAGCATTGTATTTGTAACAGTGCCAGTATCACCGCTAGTGATAACAGTACCAGTTGTTGCTGGTAGAGTGATTATAGTTCCTGTACCCGCAGCAGCAGATGCCAATACAGTTGTAGTTCCAGAAGTCGATCCGTTAAATACCGCACCAGTACCACCAATAGTTGGTAGTGTTAAAGTCTTATTGGTTAAAGTCTGAGTGCCAGTTAATGTCGCAACTGTTGCGTCAATAGAAACTACTGTACCACTTACGCTAATACCAGTACCAGCTGTTGTAACTGCTACGTTTGCAGTACCATCAAAAGCAACTCCGTTAATTGTACGAGCAGTTGCTAATTTAGTTGCAGTATCAGCATTACCTGTTAAGGCACCAACAAAGCTGGCAGAAGTAACAGATGTTAAACCAGCAAGAGTTGTACTAGAGCTTCCCAATGGAATAGATGTAGTACCAACAATAACACTGCTGTTAAGCAACTTAGCGTTGGCGATAGAACCCGCCAACATTGCGTTAGTGACTGTACCAGTATCACCTGTTGTGATGATAGTACCAGTAGTTGCTGGTAGGGTAATTACAGTTCCAGTGCCAGCGATGGAGTTTGGAATAACTTGAATAGAACCTGATGTAGATCCAGGTAATGTTATTGCGGAAATACCAGTAAGAGCTAAGTTTCCACTTGCTCGGTTTAACGTAACTGCAGTAGTACCGATATAATGTGTATCAGTTGCGTTGGCGATACCAGTGACTGCACCAGTTGCTCCGTTAATGCTTAGGACACCTGCGTTGGCAATTGTGATAGCAGTAGAACCATCAAAACTTGTTCCGCTTAAACCAGCACCAATCGTCAATGCGTTAGTTGTGCTGGCTTTGATTGTGATAGCAGCAGAACCATCAAAGTTTACACCATTAATCGCACGAGCAGTCGTTAGAGTTGCTGCAGAACCAGTAGTACTTTGATTTAATGTAGGAAAATCACCTGCAGTTGCAATTGAAAGAACACCAGTTGTTGTTGTATTTTTAACAATACCAGTTCCAAGAGAACCTAAAAACTGAGCACCAGATAATCCAGTATCAGTAGTTCCTTGAACGATAAATTTATTGGCAAATGCTACGTTGGCAGAACCATCTACTGAGTTACCAGCAAGGTTACGTGCAGTTGTCCACTTACCTGCTGAAGTTGCTGTATCTGCATTACCTGTTAATGCTCCAACAAAGGTAGTTGAAGATACAGATGTCAATCCAACAAACGTAGTTACTGTTGATCCAAGCGATACTGCAGTAGAACCAATAGTAACAGAACTGTTCGCTAAGTTTGCATTAGTAATTCCAGCCATACCAGAAAGGTTACTGTTTGTTAAACCACTAATTGTATTTGAACCAGCAGCGATTGTTTTATTGGTTAAAGTCTGAGTTCCAGTTAGCGTCGCTACGGTAGAATCAATCGCAATAGTTACTGCAGCAGAACCATTAAAAGAAGTTCCACTTAAACCAGTACCAATAGTTAATGTGTTAGTTGTATTTGCTGTAACTGTAATAGCAGCTGAACCATCAAAGTTTACGCCATTGATTGCTCGTGGGGTAGCTAAAGTAGTGGTAGTAGAAGCATTACCAGTTAAAGCACCAATAAAGGCAGTAGAAGTAACCGATGTTAAACCAACTAGAGTAGTACTAGAAGCACCTAAAGCTACTGCTGTTGTACCGATAGTAACGGAACTGTTCGCCAATGAAGAGTTTGGAACAGAAACTAATCTTGCGTTTGGTAGAGTACCACTTGTAATGTTCGCTGCATTAGTAGTATCTGTCGTGGCAGAAGCAGCAAGACCAGTAATTTTGCTAGTTGCGATAGAACCAGCCAACATTGTATTTGTTACGGTTCCAGTATCACCTGATGTAATTAACGTTCCAGTTGTTGCTGGTAGAGTTAGCGTTGTAGTACCAGCAACTGCAGTTGGAGATAAAGTGATTGTTCCTGAAGTTGCGCCATAAAATACTACAGTCTTACCAGCAGCCAACGCTAAGTGTTCAGAAGAAGTCCAAGCTGATGTAGCGTTGACCCAGTTAAAGGTTTTATCAGTTGTACCCTTGAGAGTAATACCGCCACCATCGGCAGTAGCGTTTGTTGGTGTTCCTGTCTTACCAAGTTCAATGTTAATATCAGCTACGCTAACTGTTGTAGCATTGATTGTAGTTGTAGTTCCGTTAACAGTTAAGTTTCCAGAAACGATTAAGTTACCACCGATTGTTCCTGCGCCAGTAGTAGTTAGCGCAGCGAATGTTGGAGAAGCTGTTGACGAAATATCTTGTACAGTAGAGATTGCGCCAGTGGTGCTATTGTAAGAAATACCAGTACCAGCTGAATGAGCAGCTCTTGCTCTTGCATCAGTATAGTAAAGGTTTGATCCTTCAGCAATATTTGTTGTAGTTGCCTGAGTAGCTGAAGTTATTAAACCTTTAGCATTTACAGTAACATAGGAATATGTTCCAGCAGTAACACCAGTATTAGCAAGGGTTAATGCTGTTGAAGAACCAGTAGTTCCTGAACCAGTTACATCTCCAGTGAAAGTTAATGCACCTGAGATAGATGCTGTTGAAGCAGATGTAATTCTACCCTTAGCATCAACTGTAATCACTGGAACTGATGTTGACGAACCATAAGAACCTGCAGTAACAGCAGTATTCGCTAGCGTAGCAGTACCAGTTACGTTTGCGCTACCATCAAAAGATCCACTGGTATATGCAACATCACCAGTTAAAGAAATTGTTCTTGATGCAGCTAAAGCAGTTGCAGTTGCTGCATTACCTGCAAAATTAGCTGCATAAAGAGTACTGAATCGTTTTGATGATGTTCCTAAAGTATAGAGATTATCAGCTTCAGGAATGATATCTCTTGTGGAAGCAATTTGACTTCCAGTTAAATCTAAGTTATCGCCAGAAGGTAATTCTTTTATTCTCTGTGAAACTGAATCAACTATTAAGGGTACTCTGTTAGTCATTTAATTTTCCTATTATGAACCATATGCATAAACAGTATTGTTTCTTGTTATGACTGTTGCCAATGGTGATCTAGTTGTTATATCGTCATAATTGAAACACATGCTCAAATATGCTGTTAATTTTGCAGTAATATTTAGGGATCTTCCAATGATTACTAAATTTGCGTCGCCTGAACTTATAGATCCAGATCCGCTAGCAGCTGCCCACTGAATACCAGTACCAGTGGATGTTAAAACTTGACCATTAGTACCTACTGAATCACCAGCTGATAATGTGCCTGTTAAAACCGCATTACCAATTGATGGTGCAGTTAAAGTTTTGTTGGTAAGGGTTTGCGAGCCTGTTAGAGTAACGTATGTAGACAGGTCTACTGCTGATGCAGAGAATGAACTTATTTGATTGGAAGAATTTTTAAAATACAGTTTACCATCAGCATAGTTTAATGCCAATTCACCGTAATCTAAATCCCCTGTAACTGGAACTTTTGCTCCAACAGAGGATTTTTTGAGTATGATCTTGTTACTCATTCATCTTCCTAAAAAGGTTATGCTGAGGTAAGAACCCCAGCGAACTAATTGTATTTAGTCAATATTAATAAGTACCACCATCGATGTTAAATCCATCGAGAGTAGAAGTTGCTGCACCAGCACCAGTAATATTGATTCCAACAAACATTGATTTAGTTACTGCCAAACCACCTGACATAACAACACCTGCAGTTGTTAAGTTAGTAGCGTCAGTAGTATTAGTTAATGTTACTAGACCAGAAGCAGCAAGAGTTGTAAACGCACCAGTGTTTGCAGTGGTAGCACCGATTGGAGTATTGTTAATACTACCAGTAGTAATTACTGCGCCAGTAATTGTCTTATTAGTAAGAGTATCAGTAGTGGCACGACCAACTAAAGTATCAGTTGAAGTTGGTAGAGTTAAAGTACCAGTATTAACAATAGTGGCAATAACTGGGGCAGTTAAAGTCTTGTTAGTAAATGTTTCAGTACCAGCTAAAGTAGCAAGAGTACCAGTAACAGGTAGAGTTAATGTGGTATTAGCAGTGGCTGTGAACGATTGACTAAATGCACCAGCGTGAGTAACTGAACCTGCTAAAGTTAATGTATTAGATCCGTTGTTAACACCAGTACCACCATAAGTAGCACCGATAACTGAACCTTGCCAAGTACCAGTAGCGATAGTTCCAAGAGTAGTGATAGTTGCTTGACCAACATAGCTGGCAGAGATATCAACAGCATCAGCAGAGATAGAAATACGGTTTGTAGTTCCACCTACGTTTAGTGTATTACCAGATTTAGTTAAACCATCACCAGCGATAACTTGACCAGCACCAGAGAACTGAACAAAAGTGATTGAAGTAGTGCCAACTGTAACTGATCCAGTATTAGTACAGACATATCCATTCTGACCATTAACAGTACCTTCTTCAACGAAAGTAAATGCGCCAGGAGTCAGTTCAGATGCTTGGTCTGCATCAACAGTTCTTGTTAATACCCAGTTCGTAGAAGCAGTACCAACAGTAGTAATTGAGTAGAAACCATTTTGTAAAGCAGTTGCTTGGTCTTTAACCAGAACACGATCACCAACAACACCAACAATAGAATCAACTGTAAATGCAGCTTGAGTTCCAGAGTTAGTAAGAGTTGCACCAACACCAGAAGTTCCATTGGCATATGTTGCAGTTAGCGCAGCAGTAGTTGCGATGCGAACTGAATCTTTAGGATCTAAGCCAGTTTTAACAGCATCAACATAGTTCTTAGTGGCTGCATCGCTAGACTGAGTAGGTTCAGCAACAGAAGTAATACGTTTGTTAGCAACGTCAACAGTACCAGTACCAGTAGGGACTAAGTTTACACTGTTATTACCAGCTGCAGCATTAACAACCATATTGCCACTAGTGGCAGTAATACTAGTTGCTAGAGCAGCACCAAGAGTTGGAGTTATCAGAGTTGGGCTGTTAGAGAATACTAAAGCACCAGAACCAGTTTCGTCAGAGATAACACCAGCAAGTTCAGCTGACGTAGTTGCAGCAAATACACTTAGTTTGTTTGCTACATAAGCAACAGTACCACCTGCACCGAAAGCAATAGAAGAAGTATCAGTACCAGTTAAGGTTAATGTATTGCTTACAGTAAAAGTTTTACCATCAGCGATAGTTAAAGTAGAACCCATCGCTGGAGTAGTAAGAGTAACTTTGTTAATTGTAGTGGCAGTAGCAACACCCAATACTGGAGTAATAAGAGTTGGAGTATTATTAAATACAACAACACCAGTACCAGTTTCATCAGAGATGGCAGTTGCCAACTGGGCAGAAGTAGTAGTTAGAGTATTGTTCGCTAAGTTGATAGACTTGTTAGTAAGTGTATCAGTAGTAGCTTTACCAACTAAAGTATCAGTCGCAGCTGGCAATGTTAATGTATTTGTTCCAGCAACAGCTGCAGCAGCTACAGTAATTGTACCAGAAGTAGAACCATTAAATGTAGCACCTGCAGATCCAATGGTTGCACCATTGATTGTTGGGCTTGTTAATGTTTTATTTGTAAGAGTTTGCGTACCAGTTAAAGTAGCAACAGTAGAATCAATACTATACGTAACGCTAGTAGCAGCGCCAACCTTAGCAACTACAGAATTTAGTCCAGTACCGCCAACAAAAGTCATGGTATCTGTCAATAGAGCAAATGCTGAAGTACCAGTATTACCAGCAATGTTTAATGTAGTGGCCAGAGCAGCAGTACCTGCAGCAGTTAATTGACCTTGCGCATTAACAGTGAATGTTGGAATAGCAGTAGCAGAACCATAACTACCTGCAGTTACTGCAGTATTAGTTATCGAAAGAGTAGTTGTATTGGCAGGATCGCTAACAGTAGAAGTAATACCAGTACCAGCAGTGATAGTTCCACCAACTGTGTCGTAGATATATTCATCTAGAGTTACTAGAGTACCAGACTGATTGATATACGGATTATATAGATTTACCTGACCAGTACCATTTGGCTGAATAGTAATATTACCATTGGTATTAGTAGAAGATAGTGTATTACCAGTTAACTGTAAGTTTCCAACTAACCATTTATCAATCGTACCAGTTGCTGATAAGATTGGAATTGAGGATGCGCCAGTAGTTAATGTACCAGCAGTCGATGCGTCTACTAAACCAGTATAGTAAGTACCACCGATTACGTAGTGGTTTACAGCATTACCTGTGGTCTCTGCGCCCATACCAATGTATAGACGATTACCACCTGCACCACTATATGCTGAGTATGCTAACTCGCCTGTGCCAAGCGTAGCTGGGTTACCTGATACCGATGAGCGTTTTATTCTAATTATTGATGCCATCTTTTATTTCTCCGTTAAAATTCTCCACCTTCCATGTTCTGCGCATCTAGCGTAGTGGAAGATGTCCATTTATTTGTGGTGGTTTTGTAAACTAGTATTGACCCGTCTACTTTACCATTTGTAGTAATATCGACATCGGCGATATTTGACATAGATTCAACATAAGCAGGTGCAGCTAAGTTTGTCGATGAAAGTGTAAGAACACCTTCCGAAACTGCAACAGATAATGACTCATCGGGGGTTATAACAGCTAGTGTATCTGCCATTATTATTCCCTCGTTATTTCTGGGGTTATTGTAACTATTCCCTCTACCACCCTAGTCTTAGATCCTGATGGAGAAGTTATCTCAACATCGTAAAGCCAACGTCCAGCTGGGATTGATGACGATGTAGATGCACTTAATTGTAAGCGAACTTTTCCATTCGGTGCATCATATAGGGATGGTGCAAAATTATATACAGTTGTTGATCCATATGACTTTCTCATCTGAGAAGCCACTGTATATCCTGTTAAATTTAACGCTTGTCCATTGGTGGCGGATACTGTAATTATATTACTATAGTCACTGCCAGCATCAACAAAAAGGTTGCTTATAGTCGCCATTCTTGAACCCTAATATGTTTATAAAAACCATTTACATCTTTATTTATCATATTTGGAAACGCTAAATATAATGAGATTTGCGTGAAAGCGAACTTATTTTAACCCTATTATGGAGTGACTATGGAAAATCAAACCGAACAACCTCAAGCAGAAACCCCAAAGACTAGTGGAGACTTAGTAGTAGTCACCGATAGTCGAGAGCTATTTTCGTCATCATTTAAAAGTTTCGATATTAACCCAGACAAACTGGATGGATTAAACTGGAACGATAAAGAGTTTATCGATCTAATCAGCCAAATCTCTGCTGAAGGTGCAGCTGATCCAGAAAAAATTGCAGATTTAATGAATGTTGAAGATAACCTTTACGTAGAAAAACTCAAAGAGATTATCTATACAATCTGTCAAGATCTTCCAGAATTTAATACAGAACTGCAATATACTCCAGTAATTATTGGTAGTAATGTATTGTTCCAGCAACCATTTGAACATATTCCATTGCATTGCTATGAGCACGTTCCTTTAGTATTTACCTTAGTAATGCATGGTGGAGAATATATTCCCCCAACATATTTTGCAGATACTCGTGGTGGTGCACATGTAATTCGTCATTATGTTGCGCAGAATCTAGTCGGTGCAAGTTTCCAAATTAAAGGTAAGGTTGGAGAAATTTTTGTATCTCCAGGACACATGCTACGTTATATAGAAACTAACCTTGACAAAACTCAAACCTACGCAACGTTAAATATTAAGGTTGGATTTGGACGTTAAACGCATTTTTAGGAAGATAGAATAAACTGTAATCTTCTAACAGTAATAACCATGTTGGTACGGGGTTTCCTAGGTTGGAAACCCCTTTTGGTTTGTTCCAAGCATAGTAACTATCTCCGCTGTACTCTTCAATAAGTTCACGCATGACCCAACGATGGGTTAAAGCATTTCCAGTTTCTTTAGTGAATGGGTCTTTAGTGGTTAAAACATAACGCTGAAAATCATCTGTACCGAAGAAGTGATATTGGTTGTCTACCTGTTTAGTGCTCACTTTAGATGAATACTCAGCTGTATACCAATCAAGATTAAAAATAAACCACCAGCGTAAATCCCTGAGAGTTTCAATTTTCTTGGGACTTGCTTTAATGCAAGGTAACATAAACTCGTGCAGCTCAGCATCTATGTATTTAGTATAATCATCTAGCGGATCGCCAGTGAACTGATGGTGGAAAAATGAAACATCAGTTTTTACTTTATTGCTGGTAAAATCATCCGTTGGACCGAATAGTTGGTTTCCAAAGAATCCTGTTACAAAAATTTCATCTTCACCACAGTCATCAAAATCTCTTTTTGATGATATCTTAATTTTATGTTTTACCCCTGTAGGTAAAATATACTTGTCAAATAATTCCCCACATTCCATAATTGAATTATAGGTTCCATAAACCGTAATTAAAGATGGGTCCTTTGCATAATGAATTAATGCAAATAGAACCAACGTACTATCAATCCCGCCACTCCAAACTACGTTTATACGTTTACCCAAAGAAAGTATTTCAAAGCATCGTTCTTTAACGACCTGCTCAAAAGACTTATTGAATCCAGTTGCATCTGGTATTGGTAGTAAGTTTGGTTTCATGTTTAGATAGTGAGGAACATTTCCTGTTCTATCATAAACATTATTAAGATTCATTTTATGTTTATCATAAAAATAAAACAAGTCTTCGTTAACAAGATAATCTTTTAGAATCTCAGGTTCACGTGGAACAACTTGTTTAATAAATCCGTTATTGTAAAATAAAATCTGCTTCATAATATCCTTCAAAATGGCAGTGGGGAGCCGAAGCTCCCCACTATTTAGTCAGCAGTTTTTAATTACTGTAACTGAATCTTCTTAACCAATCCTGGAGTGAAGTAATCAGCAAACTTCTCGTATACTGTAGAAGTTACAGCTTCAAACTTAGCCTTTTCTTCAGCGGACATTGTAACAACTTCAACGCCACGTGCTTCACACTCAGCAAGAATATTAGGAATATCAGCAACTGATTCACGACGCTCTTTGCGAGCAGCATTAAATGCAGCTTTAGACATAATTTCTTGAACATCAAGACCAACAGACTTGAAGAAGTCCTGGTTAATAATGATAGAAGTCAAGAACAAACTATGAGCAGTATCATTGATATACTTGAAAGATTTATCTTGATCAAGTGGGAAAATACGTACGTATGTAGATTCACCAGCAGAGATAATATTCTTATCAGCAGCTTCGTTCATTTGCTCCAACTGAACCATATGATTTGGCTGAGCACCAAGTGCTTTAAATGTTTCGATAGCAACTGGGCTACGGCTAGTACGAACTTTACGATGAGTGAAAGACTCAACAGAAGTTGCTTTAAAGTTAGCAGGAACAACACGGAAACCACCAGAGTAAGTGAATGACATTGCCTTGATGTTTGATTGCTTGGAAACATCATTTAATAGAGTAGTTCCAATTTCACCTTCTAAAACACGATCAGCGTGGTCATGGTCTTTGAACAAGAATGGTAGATCCAATGCGTTCAAATCTTTATTGTAGTCAGCTAACCAAGTAGTGTAGATATGGCTCATTTCGATAGTGCCATTATTGATCAATTCCATTAGGTCTTGCTTACCAACTGGCTTGCCAGCGTTATACTTGGTAGAGTAATCTGTAATTGAAAGAACTTCAATGTCAAACTGTCCACCAGTTTGTTCATTAACTTCTTTTGCGAAGCTATCAGCTACTTTTAAAAATAGACCGATTGGCTCGTGGGCGATAACCCATTTTACATGTTTTTTGTTCATTTCTTGGTTCTCCTTACCTATTCAGGTATTTTAAAAAGTTTGCTTTAAAGAGGTCTACAGACCACGTTTCTTTAATATTATTTAGCGAATTTACAATTACTGGAATGTTTCTTGCTATAATTTCATCTTTATATTTATAAACAAATTCTAGCTGTTCCTGTGTTGCAACCAATTCAAATTCAGGTATTTGTATATTAACATTATTGTTCTGGTATACCTTAGTATCTGAACTATATTCTACTATATTTTCTATACAAAACCTATTATATTGTTTACCATATCTGGGAAACTTCCTAATCTCCCAGATTTTACAATCTAAGAAAGCCATTATTCAATCTCGCCAACCACCACTGGAGCTTGGATAATTGGAATATTTATTGGTTTACGTACTTTCCAAGACTTCTTAGTACCACCAGATTTGACAAAATCGATGTCAATAACTGGGTAAGATTTAACATTATCAAACCTAATCTTGTCACCTTGGATTTCAGTTAAAACTAAACCATCAGTCATAATGAATAATGACGAAGCTAGCAGTCCTAGGTTATAGTGAAATAAATTTTCGCATGCTGCTGACCAGTATTGATCTTCAAGGAATAAACAAGCACCTTGGCATAACTGAACAACTGGGCAAGAAGGACATTCTGCTCTAGTGGACCAATGATATGAATTGGTTAATCTAACATTTTCCATATCTTCAATATTGCCAATATTATGTTTGGTCAATGACGAGGTGTTTTGACAAGTAGTAACATTACCCTTCATATCAATGGCAAGATTATCTTCTTTATCCATACCACATTTCTGACCAACTACTTCAGCTGGACGACCATAAACAATAGATTCAAAGAATCCTTTAATTTTTTGATCAACAGTCCAACTAAATGCATTCTTTGCTTCAATAGTTTCCCAAAACAAAGCATGAACTGTTTCTTTCTTTTCATCAATAGTCTGTAAAGAGTGAGCCATACCAGAATCATCATATGGTAACATTAATTCTTCTGTTGTTACTTGCAACTCTCGTTGATCTACTTCAATATGTTCATAACCCAAATCTTTTCGATTTAGTTTGTCACAAATAAAATCACGAACTTTTGCGATAGAAACATTCTCACGAGTTAATACGCAGTTAAATGTAAATCTACCCTGTCCCATTGTTTTAAGAGCATATACAACTGCGTCTTTTGCTTTTGGTTCATCTAATGGATCTGGTCCACGATTTTGAGCATGAAGAGGTCCATCGTGTGACATACCAATTGAAAATCCCATACGATTAAACCAATCAATTTTCTCTCTATCTAAAAGAGAACCATTGGTAACCATCATAAATTGAGCATTAGGATAAACCTTTTTAACTTTCTCAGCTAAAGGTTTTAGCGTTTTAAAGTACACTAATGGTTCACCACCCCAAAACTCTAGACGGAATTTGTCATAAGTGCCAAATTCAAAATTAGCTTTCATTTTTGCAATCAACTCATCAGCATCTTCTTTACCACCAACTTGCTCGTGTGGCTGATGCGCTTGGTTACAATAGGAACATGCATAGTTGCACTTTAATCCCATTGTGATTTTTAGTGTTGTTGGCTTTCTTGATTTTTTCCCATGCAGTTCTGGGTCGTGAGGATTAGTCACTTTAGCAGGTGTCCATACTTTGCTATTTAAACTATATTCAAGTCCTTCTGAAATATGGACGAGAGTGGGTTTTTGACCACCCTCTTCCCAATACATTTCAGAAGTCATAGGATCATAAATCAAAATCTGCTTCACGTCATTGGCACCTGTTAGTACCAGCTTAAAATTACTCATGTAAACCCTTATAATGTAGTGATAATAATGTATTTATGTTAAGTTAATTCGATCCAAAGTTCAGCATATGATTTAAAATTACCTAAGTTTAATTTTAATTTAATAAAATCGCCTACTACTAATCCGTGAGTTGCAATAATAAATTGGTCAACGCCAACTAAAGAAGGTTTTGGACCAGCAACGTGAGATTCCTCATATGCAGCAGATAAAGCATCTGGATTCGAGTGTTCATATCCTTTAGATACAGATCTAGTTCTATTACAAACACCATTAACACAGTCAATATCAAATCTAACAGGCATCTTTCTAGATGCATCTCTCGCTGTTCCAGGACCTTTTGTTTGATCTGGTAATAAATCGTGCAAATGGCGTTGATAGGCAATTCTAATTTTATATGAATCTGCTACAGGCAAACAAACTTTATATTGATTACCACCATCAGAGATAATGTGAGTAGCTGTTGTATTATCTTCGTCCAGATTCATTGGAACCATTGGAACTGGGTTCGCAATGAGTGCAGCTGGTTTAGCTGATTTCTGTGCGGTGGAAGAGACAATTTTATTATCATCATTTAGAACTTCAAAAATTACATTAGTATTAACATTATAAACCATCCAGAATTCTTTTTCTTGCTGTGTTACAGTTGTTGCATCAACGGCATCATTAATAAGAATTGTATCGTTAATATCAAGTCCTACTTCATCTACCCAAAATGTTAATACAGAAGTATCAAAATCTGTAGAAGATTGGTAAACATTATCTACAGAAAATAACGGAATTAAATCATGATTATAGCGTTCTTTAACAAAACGAGCAATTTTTCGTGCAGATTGACTACCAGTAATTTTAGTTAGACTATATTCATATGCATCAAATATAACCAATTCATTTTTAATTACATCATAATCCACTTGCCAGCGTTTAAGTTCACCAATCTTTGAAAAATCACTAGGAGTAAATGTTCTGCTCAAGAGAGTTGTAAATGTTGCTGTAGTATGTGGGTCACGCAATACTACATTTTTATCTGTAGGAACTTCTGGGAGAATAACTTTTTCAACTAAAAGAGAAATTTCTTGTTTAGTCTTATCATATCCCATTGTAGTTCTAACTGTACTATTAATGCCAATCCCATCTTGACCTTCAATACCAGTTACAAGTATTTTAAATATCTTTAACATTGTTATTCCTTAACAGTTACAATTACAAGCACAGTTACAATTACAAGCACAGTTACAATTGCAATTTACACGATTATATCTGAAGTGCCCCAGTGATTGTTCTTGGGAATCATGACGGATACCCGCACCATTATATGCGCCAGAAACAAACAAGTTAATGCGCCAGTCGGTAACAATACCAAAGCCAAGGTCAGCTGCGTCACAGTTACCGCAGGCACAGTTACAAGCACTATTACATGCGTTACATGCGCAGTTCCAACCGCAATTACCGTTAGAGTCTGTTACGTTACGGCTACCAACGTCACCTTGCCATGTCCAAAAAAGACCATTAAGGTCTGTACCATCCGATCTTTTAAATCCTGTAGCTGCTACTGGCATATTAGTTCTCCAATTTCTCTAAACGAGTTGTTAATTCTTTGATAGTTTTATTCTGTTCTTTAATTGCTTCAATTAAAAGACCAACCATATTTTGATATGCCACAGTTTTATATCCAGCGGAGTCTTCTCCAACTAGGAAAGGCATAATTTTTTCTACTTCTTGCGCAATAACACCAATTTCTGGTTTTCCACCCTTTAGGTAAGAAACACCACGTAATTGACAAACAGTGTCCACAGCATTATTTAGTGTTTCAACATTCTCTTTTAAGCGAGCATCAGAAGAAACTTGGAAACTGGCTGCATAAACAGTTCCTGAAAATGTATTGGAAGATCCAGCAAAAGTATTATTATTTGCCAAACGTGGAATGTTTGCGCCAACTGAAAGAGCTGGGTTTCCGCTAACACCATTACCATTGGAAACGTCAATATCTCCTGTTACACCAGTAATAGTTCTAGGTGTAAATGTATTTGCTGCAGTTCTAACGACAAGACCAGTAGCAGATAAAGATCCAATAGCTGATAATTCAGAGCTCATTGGCTGGACGTCAGTACCAAGACGTAGCCCAAGAACAGCTTGCGCAGCTGAAGAAGATGCTGCTGCAATTAAAGATCTACCGTAAGCTGGTAAAGACGTGCTAGAAACAACAGATGCTGAAGTGAAGTAAGCAAGTGTGTCAGCAGCAAAAGTAACGCCACTGATTGAATCTAATTTAGTGTTCCATGCTTGGGCATTGACTCCAAGTTCAAGACCAAGATTTTGGCGAGCATTTGTTGCATTTGTTGCACCAGTACCACCTACACCAATTGGAATAGATCCACCAGAAATACTGATAGAAGCTACGTTAACTGCTCCACTAAAGGTAGCAGTAGTTCCTGTCAATGATCCAGTTAAAGTTGCAGCAACCGCAGCTATGTTACCACTGGAATCTCGTGTTACAACAGAACTTTTATCTGTTGCAGTTGGCGTAGTAGCAGAGGTACTCAATCCATCGATTAAATCGGCATCTAATCCTGAACCTGTACCATCAACAGTTTTAATTTTTGTAAGGACATCTGCAGCAGTATACGCAGATGATGCTAATTTAGTTCCAACCTCATCATTAAGGTTGGTAAAATTGGTATCAACTTCAGTATTAGTGAGAGGAGAGCCTTTTGATTGTCTTAGAACTAGCGTCGCCATTATTTTCCCTTATTTCAGCGATCTTTTATTAACAGATGCAACATCTGTTTAATTTCAGATATGTCCGACTTTAAATTATTAATTTCTTCACTCTGCTGTTGTAGCTGTTTTACTTCAGCTTCTTTTGCAGCTTTGCGAGCAAGATACTCAAAATACTCGCCTGTATTTGTATTTATGATAGCCTGAGAAGATGTATCTCTGACCAGACTATCGTGACCTAAAACTTTTAATGTATCCATTATGCGCAGCAAATAATTCTTAAATCTTTAATTCTTGGAACAGCAGAACTGTTTATAGAATTCATAACCAGTTTTACCTGAATTGCATCAAATGGGTTTAAATTGGTCAACGAGTAATCAACATCATAGAATGCTTCGTTTCCGTTTTCCACTTTTACAGCTGGAGTAATTGGACTCGCTAAAGTATATTTAGTCTTATCCATAGTTCCGCTGGCAGACAAAGTAGTCTTATAATAAACAGAAACATCAGCACCAGAAGGTATGTTGGCTGAGAAACGAATCTTAGCGAAGGTTGATGGAAGAGCCAATTTAGTTACGTTTGTTACATACTTAGAAGCAGCCGATGAACCGAGTGGAGAGATTTCATCACTAAACAGATTAATCAGCTGAATAGTAGTTCCACTGACTGCAGCTTCAGAGGTAAACGTAATTCCGTTTAAAGTTAAAGTAGTTGTAGTTCCATCATCCACGTTATTGGTGACCAGATACTGTCCTGCATTTCCAGCAGTAGTAGTGCCAGAAACTACAATATACTGACCAATATTAATAGTTGCCAATAATGTTCTTACAGCAGCATTAGTTGAAGTAATTGTAGAACCAGAGAAACTAAACGCTCCAGTGGCACCAGTAAACAGAGTTACATAATCAACTGGAGTTACGTCCACGTTTGCGTGAGATGGATAGTTAAGTCTGTTGGAAACAGCAACTAAACTCATGCGATGAGTATCCAACACTGGTGAAAGTGAAGAATTTGTAGAAGACATATTAACCGCAAAAGTCACAGATTTTGCGCCAGACAGTAATGTATTTTCATTAACTTCTGAGGCTATAACTCTTGGACTAAAGAATGGATTATTTGTATTTGCTAAACAGTCGCCAAAACCAATGTCAGTAATATAAGGAGTTTGACTTCCATCAACAGCCTGTCCAGATGTAGTTTTAATTGCATATTCAATAGCTGTCTCAGAGAAATTTTGAACTTGACATATTGGATTAACAGTATCATATTGAACTTGAGAAGTAGCTCTGATTGCGATATCACCACAATAACCAGTTCCTGTTGAAACTGTAGTTGTGTTAATAGTATATGAATCTAAGTCAATATTAGCTACAGTTTTAGTTCCATTAAGTTCAGCTGAAGGAATGCCATTAAGAGTTCCTGTTGCGCCAGTAATAATTACTCTCGCTCCTACAGTCAATCCATGATCTTTTTGCCATACACGAACTAAATTAGAACCAGTTGTAACTTGGAATGGATCTTTGTCTAATGTTTGATATGGTAGAACATCATTAACAAACTGAACAGTACCTACAGTTGATGTATCAAAATCAGCACGATAAATTGTAAATTTCAAATCTTGAGACTGATCTGCTGTCCAAGTAGATGCGTTTTGCGATTTAAACAATACACCATTATAAGGTTGTTCAGAAATTGTACGAGAAGATCCTGGGATAGTATCACCCATCTGAGAGATCCATACTTTGTATTTGTTTGAATCTGAAATTAAAACAATACAATATTCTCCACCATCTTGAACATATACAGGAGATTTAAAATTGAATGTCGTTGGAGTATCATAGGATGGAATATCTACACCATCTAAAGAAACTAAATTTGAAGATAGGGTTACCTGCTCAGGATTTATAGTTGTACGAGAGAAAGGTAATACTCGTTTTCCTGGATATCCATTGACTACTTCACGAATCTCTAAAGTTACAGGAATACGTGTATCCATAGTTGCAAAGAAAATATCAACTTTAGTTAAGAATGCTCCACCTGTATTATCAACCAAGAATGTTTGAGCCAATGGATCATACCAACCAGTATCGCCAATAACACGCTGTGAAGTTTCTACAATAGTCTGCGAATCTTGAACAGATTCTTGAACAATTTCAGCATTACGCACAGCGTTAACTAGTGATTGTTTAGTTTCAAGAATGCCAGTTGCGTTGTAAGTAGCACGACCACGAGAAGTATAATCACCAGTTGCTGTAGCAACGTCAACTAATTTAAACTCACGAGATCCTGTACGGAAACGAACTGAGTCTGTATTTGGAATATTAAACAGAAGATTAATATCACCATTTTTATTTGTATTTAAATTGGATGCTAAAGTATTAACAGTAATAGACTGAATAACACCAACTGTTGATGAAATAGAACCTGTAATAGTTTCGTTGTTCTGGAAAGTTCCAATAATGTTCATAACATGAAGAACTTTAGCATTTGTATCAGGATCTAGCTGACTACCAACTACAACTGCAGTTGCACCTGAAATCGCCCCAGTGATTACATCACCTTTATTTAAACAAACTTGAGAGTCGCCAGAAATTCTTCTTGCAACTTCTGAAGATAACCCACCAACATTTGATTCTACGTTAAATGTTCCACTTGAAGTATAAGTGATGAAAGAAGCAGGAGTGCAGTATGCAGAGATATCAATATTGTCAAAGAATGGATAAAATCTTGTAACAGGTTTTAGACCACGAACTTGAACTAGAACATTTCTAGAACGAATATACGGTATAACAGCTGAGGAGATAGTTCTATCATCAACAACTTGTCTATCAACCTTTTGCACTAAGTTAGTTTTAACACCACTTCTTGACTGACCAATTTGCGTAGCAGTTACTTCAGCAGTAACTACACGATGTGCCCAACCATTACCTTGTACGACACCGAACATTTGATCAAGCTGACCATCATTCGTATTTGCTGCTAAACCATCTCTCCAACCGACAGTACCAACACCACGTCTATCTCCAACGAATTGTGTTATACCTGCGCTAACTGGTTCTCCAGTCCACTGGGTTTGCCATGCGTTCCAAACAGTACCAAGAACACCAGCTTTTTCTGCAAGGGAAGCAATAGTTACGAAATTACCTTCTACGTTTGTTACAATATCTGGACGACGATCAGTCTCAAACCAGTCATCAGAGGATGGGTTAATTTTAACATCGCCAATAAATGTAAAGATTGCGAATGGGTTAATGTTTTCTAAACGTGAACCAAACTCTTGTTTAATCAGAGGTATGTGCGATTGAATAGGTAATGTGATAACATCACCATACTGTGCATAATGAGCTGCAGTACGCTGTGAATCATTTGAATTTTTCTCAATAAGATTTACGTTTCTCATTGTATAGAAAGGACGCAGTTCGCCTTTACTCATATCAATAGAGCACTTATAATCTGCAGAACTGTCAGCACCAACGCCATGACCATTAAAACTATCAACAATAAATCCATTTTTCATTCTATCAAGACCAGTTGGATCTGTAATCTTTAAAGATTCTGTTTGCTGTTCTAATAGCGATAATGATGTATAGTATTCTAAGTTATCAATACGTTTTTCTAACTTGCCGATATCACGCATTGTATAGCGTTTATTATCGAATTTTTTAATTTCTATATTTTTTGCAGTAGTTCCAAATGTATATGGCTCTAAAGAAAGACTATAAAGAACTAAACCGATAGAAGGATCTGCAGGATCTCCTGGGGTTAAGGATGATGTTCCTGAGATATTGAAGAAATTACCATTAATATCTAAAGCAAGTTTTTCTTTGCGTGATAGGTAATATGTAAAATCGCATCTAACATCTTGTCCACGTTTTGGAATTAATGATGCAGAACCTGATCCACTGAATACCAATCCAGTATCATCAATACGTGGACGGAAATCTAGAGAATCTCTAAGGACAGCTGGGATGTCGCTATATGCAACATCAGCTGGATATGATTTAACAGAACAGTAGTCACCAGTTGAGTGAGTGAAATATTCAAATATTACTTGAACAGGTGCTGATGGTGGAACATATGTATCTTTTAAAACTAATTTAGCGATATCATAATAAGTTCCTTTTTGACCATTATCAAAATCATAACGATCTGAGATATCAATATTATAAGTGCCACCTGGAGAAGCAAAAGTTCCTGATTGCATTAATACGCTTGTAACTTTCCATCCATCAGATTTGCCCAATGAAAGGAAAGGTCCACCAGCTGTAGCTTGGGTGGTGAGTGTAACAGTTGCGCTGTTTAATGTCTTAGTTTTTTCAGTATTGGTAGTACCAGTTTTATTTACAGTTCCAACTACAACAAACTGTCTTGCAGCGTAAGTATTTGCTAATGTGAAAGTAACAGAAGATCCAGAAGTTGCAACGCTAGTTGGAACAACAATAGATCCTGATGTATTATCACATAAAATATAATTTCCATTAGTTGCACCAGAAGCCATAGATCCTGAAGCAGTTGATACTGTAAGGGTGCAATATGATCCAGAAGCTGAAGATGCAGTTCCTGAATATTTTTCATATGCAGTATATGTTGTATCATTAGTACCAGAAGCACTTCTTAGTGAAGCCACTGCATAATATGGTAATTGGAAAATTAAACTATCTGCAGTTGTTTCTTGTAATTTAGTTTTAACTAAACTATATGCAGCACCAGTAGCAGTGAGAGACGCTCCCAATACTAAAGTACCTTGTGCAGAAATTGATGATACTAAGTAATTGACACCAGCTACTTGAATATAATCACCAGCAATTAAATCTGTAAGGAAAGAAGTTCCTGTACCAGTAACAGTAGTTCCTGCTGCGGTAACAGAACCAATTAACTGAGTTGTAATTGGGTTAATATCTGCAGTAAAATTTTGTGCAGTAGAACCATTATTGTAGAATATTGATTTTACATGACGATCAAACAAATATCCAGTATTCATTTTAACATCAAATAAACCAACCTTATAGATTGCTGTAGTAGTACCTAAAGTTCCACTATCCCAGTCAATAAAACGAACCCGAGCAGTACCAATCTTAGTTCCTGTTGCAACACCACGTGCTGCTGAACCAGTAACTTGATTATAAAGACTAATAGTTTCAAAGGTAGTTACAGGTGGAAGATTGTTTATGTTAGTAACATAAACATAGTTACCAACAGTAGTATTAACGAAAGCATTATCTGCTTGAAGTAGGTCACGTGCTTTATCAATAGCCACATATTCAGTGGCAATTTTTTCAATTTCATAACCACGGACATATGCTTTTCCTGGCTCAAGACCAATCGCCAACTTAGCAGCATCGCCATCCTTAAAAATACCACGATTATATACTGGGGTTAGTGTATATGTCCAGTTAATACCTGTAGATCCTGGACCATCATATGCAGTTCCTGATGTATGAGTCGGTGCGGTAGAAACAGAAGAACCTGAAATTTTTGCAGTATATGTTTTACCTGCATTGGTAACAACGTCACCAATTAAATATGCAGTATTAGATGTCCACTGCCCTCTATCATTGGTTCTGTGCTCACGAATATCAATTGCGAAATCTTTAACAGTGTAATCTCCAGATTCATCATAAGTACGACGAGCAAGAGTTTTTTCTAATTCGCTGTATTCAGTTTTAGTAACTTGTTTTAGATTAACACCTTCATCAGTGCGTAACAACTCAACGAAATTTTGATCATCAATACTACCAAGTGGACGTTTATCTAAAATTAAATCAATCATGTAACGATGCGCACCTGGAGCAGCATAGTTGTATGAGTTTTGAGCATTATCTAAAAGAGTTTCATTATCTTCAGGTGTTACAACTGTTTCTTTAACACTTAGACCAACTCGATAAGATGGTGTGTCTGAATATTTTTCAAGAAGTAACTGTTGGTTATCGCACAAAACAAATGAGCCATTAATATAATAGATACCACGTTGAATGGTAACTAGCGATCCATAACCACACGGATCTGTATCTGCTGCTTGAAATGTATAAGTAGTCACACCAGTGTTGCAAGTAATAACTTCATTGGCAGTGAATGCTTTAACTGTTCCTGTTGTTCCAGAATCTTTGTAACGAATGTATAAAGTAGTGGGGTCTGCAGATTCTTGAGATTGAGTTTTAATAATCTCTGCAGTCAACCCACTTGAACCAACAATAGTTCCACCAGCTAAATTGGGAAGGAAAGTTTCAGTTACAACACCACCATAGGTAGATGCTAATTTAACATATGCTGTTTTAGTATCTAGAGAGATCTGGCCAGGAACAACCATGGCTCCATCTTTAAACAGACCCTTACCACCACGTTCGATCTGCTTTTGCAGAATTGATTGAAGTTGAGTTAATTCACGTGCTTGAACAGCAAAACTAGGACGGAATAAAATTCTGTGAAATTTCTGATTCTCATCGTAATCATCATTATACGGTTCGGTATTGAAATCAATCATTCTTTGCTCTTTAAGTTATTAGACTATTTATTAGAATTTTATAACAGTTCTAAGTGTAACTGTTTGATCACCAGTAGGGGTAAATGCTTGTTTATTGTCAATATACAATATATCACCAGAATATTTATCTGCTGTTGGAGGTGTAACTCCAGCAATACTAAAAGTATTTGCATTATCATTTTGCATAACGCCACCAACTACAGGTGTACCATCATCAAGTGATTGTAATAATGCTGATGTTGCTGTTAGATTAACAATTCTAAATTTTTTATTATTTGATGCCAATCTAACTGTCATGTCTTTGGAAAAATTTAAAGTATTAATATCACCAGTCACTACCCAACACGCTGATGCTAAGTTAGAATCTAAAGTATACGTTGTTCCATATTTCTTCGGGTTCTTAATAATACCTACTTGACGGAAGTCGTTATTAACTTCAAATCCTTGGTTTTTATCCTTGGAAATATTGGTGTAAAACATCAAAGATCTTGCGTGTAAACCTTGGATAGAATCTTTACCATGACCACCGATATCTGTAATAATAGCACGACCTTTAGCGCCATAGCCGTTACCAGTAATAGTTACAGTAGCTTGTCTGTATCCTTGGCCATAACTAGTCATATTTATTTTAGTTACTCTTCCAGCAACAACAGTGGCGGTGGCTTCTGCACCAGTTCCATTTCCTGAAATAGTAACAGTAGCTGAGGCGAAGCCGTATCCACCTGAGGTAACTTTACAGGACATAATACGTCCATCGATAGTTAACAATTCAGTATTCGCTTGCAATGTATTAACATCGCCAGGAGATAAATCAGCAGAAATTTCTGCCAGTGTACCATCACCAGAAACAGTTAAGTTTGCATAAGTATATCCAATACCTGGATCATCAATCTGAACTCCTACTATTTGGCCACTGTCGAGCATTGGTATTAATTTGGCTTCAGATTTTACACCTGAAGTATAACCAGTTGCGCCAGATCCAGTTGATACTGGAGTCACTGTTATAGTTGGCAGTGAAGAATATCCAGTTCCATATCTAAGAATTCCAGCTGCCGATGCAGCAATACCAGCATAAGTTAGTGTAGCAGTGCCATTAACAACTGCGCCTGTTGTATGAGTTGGAGTTGTTGAAGCGTGTGAAGTACCTGCAGTTGTAACAGTATAAAGTCTATTTGATTGGAAAATCTGAGTTCCAACTGTGTATACAGTTGATGCAGCAAATTGTGTTCCAATCACAATAGATGGAATAGAAGTATAGCCAGATCCAGCATTATTAACTTTAATTTGAGAAACACCAGTACCAGACATAACAGCTAGACCAGTGGCTCCAGATCCGCCACCACCAGTAACTGAAATTGCTGGAGCAGTTGTATAGCCAGATCCAGCAGCGGTGATAGATACTTCACGAAGTCCACCGAGTAAATTTATTGCGGTAACCACACCACCAACAACAGTACAAGTTCCAGTTACAGTAGTACCAATATATTTAAGGGCTGCAGTACCATTAGATACGATACCAGATCCATGAGTAGGTGCAGGAGTAGCGAATACCCCTGGAATTGTTACCTCATAAACATTACCACCATAATTATATTTTTGTCCAAGCAAAACCGTAATGTCTGCTTGCCATGAATTTGAAGAAAATGGTGCTGAGAAAGCTACATTGGCTCCAGATCCATATAAACTTCCACCATTAGTTATACTGGTTGATGTTACAAATAATGGATCTAATTCTCGACATCCGTCGCCAACTACTGAGATAGAAGCCGAAGTATATCCCAACCCTCTTCGATCAACTTTAACTGTATTAATATTTCCATTAGAATAAAACTGGCCACGCAGAGCAGTTACAACAGGAATATATGTTTCAGTTAAAAATTTGTTACGTAACGCAATAGGAATACTGTACAAGTATTTCCACATATAACCATCAGGCATTGTTACTGGATCAACTGTAGTACCAACTGGTTTATAAGTTGAAATAGAATTGTTATTATTATCAAGACATTTGTATACGTTATATTCGTCTGTCATTGCATAATATATACAGTCTTCAAGTTTTGTAGCACCTGAAGGTGGTTTATTAAATAATGCTGCAGCTGATGCTGTATCGCCACCGCCACCAGTTAATGTAACAGTTGGTGTAGAAGTATAACCACGTCCAGGATTTGTTAACTGAATATCAACGATAATTCCATTGGCGATTGTAGCAACTGCAGTTGCATCAACAGCAGCACCACCACCCGTAATAGTAACAATTGGTGGATCCGCATATCCATATCCACCTGAAATTAGATCAATTCCATCTAGTACGTCGCAATAAAAATCATCATACTGATCCCACACAACTCCAGTAGTCCAATTATATCTTTCCGCAATAAATGCCACATCTGTAGATTTTATCTCTTTCATCGTAATAATTTCATTACGTGTCAATAGATCATAATTAAATGATTCTATTGGATATGGAGGATCTGCCTCATTATCCCAAGAAAGGGTTTTACCTAAAAAGTAATAATAATGAGTAGATTTTGACTGAATTTCATTAAACAACCCTTTAGCGATTGCTGTATGTAATCCAGATTTTAACAGAGCGGACGTTGCCATGGAAACCCTAAAAATTAACTAACTGTAACAACCCATGTAATTGCAATCGAGTCGCCAGACTGCTTAGTTACTGTTGGGAATGTAGTGCGACAAAGCATTGTACCGCTAGAAGATGCATTAAACACACCAGCTTCAGTAATAGCACCAGTACCAGCACCTGCTGGGAAAGTTGCAGTATATGTTACAGTACCGCCAGAAGATGACTGGGATGCCAAAGCGACACGACCTGATTCGCTACCCAGACTAGGATCACCAGCAACTGGACTGGCAGAACCAATACCAATAGCCATATGAGACATAACTGTAGCTGCAACACCAACAATACGTGAAGCAATGTAAGTTTTACCAGTGGTAACAACTAAGTTTGGAACGTGAATAGCATTTTTTACAGTACCATCTTCGGCACGATGAATAATAGTCAATTCGCCTTTTGCTTGTAAGCCTTCGTTTAAATTCATAGAATTCTCCTTAAAAATTGATCGGAACACCAACGTAGTTTTCTAAAAACCACCCAGCTTCCACATATGGGTTAACAATCATATAACCTCCACTATCTACTGGGGTGTAAGTGTCATCCCCTGAAGCAGTATTATTAATATATTTAGTCATACTCAGTAAAGGTATTTCAGTTATAACAGGTAAATCAGATAATGCTTTACCGAAATCTCTTGCGGTAATAGTATCTCCCATAGAAGGGAAATCGTCCAGTCGTTTACCAAAATCTCTTGACGTAATACTGTCTGATGGTGTATCTATTGAATCGTCTAGACGTTTACCAAAATCTCTTGCTGTAATACTGTCTGATGGTGTATCTATTGAATCACCCAAAGATTTACCAAAACCGATAGTAGATATAAATTCATTGGCCATTGACACAGAGTCATCAAACCCTTTAGTCAAGAAAAGATTGGTTAACTGATCTGTTGTAAGTACGTTATCTCGAGTACTTACAGCCAAAATTTTAATCATCGACTCAAGTGCTATACCAACGTCAAATGTATTGGTGACACTATATTCACCGAACACAGCCATACCAGCAGGGTGTAGTAATGTTTTAACCAATGACTTATATTGATCTAATCGTTCGTCAATTTTTAAAACATATGAGAATGCTTGATAATAACGACTATCTTGAATAAAAATAGCATCATCTAAGAAACCATCATTATTAACATAGTATCCTGGATATTTAGCAAGCGGACCAAGAGACACTTTAATAATTGCTGGGTCATATGGACTAACTATTGCTGTTGCGTCACCACCGAATTCACGCAACACTAAACCAGCATAAGTTCCATCAATTGCACTGGCTGCAGCATAGTCTGCTATGTTAAGTGATCCAGTCTCAGAGAAACCATCAGTTCCTTCAGAAATACCCAAAGTTCCACCAACCAAAGATATTGCAGTCCCGCCAGTACCTGCTGCAGATTGTCCAGAGTCTGCATAAATTGTTGATGTAAAATCAGTAGAATACCCAGTTCCATATTTAATAAATTGAGCAGAAATTATACCACCTGCAGAAGTTACTGCAGTAATTTTCATAATAGAACCAGTACCTTTACCGTTTCTAATATTATATAACTGTCCAACTTTAAATCCAGTTCCCGCTGATAGAACATTTAATTTAGCAGTAGTTGCTAAAATTGTGGCGCTAAAATAAACTGTATCGGTTTTATAACGCAGTTTATCATTGACAGAAATGTTACCAAAGAAACGACGATCAACATAAAACTCAAAGATATCATCTGCAATTTTAACAACACGCTCAACTTCGATTTCAATATATTGACGTCTATCAATCATAATACGAATAATTTTAGTCGGTGTTATAACATCAATTAACTTACCAACAACCTGATCTGGATGTCCACTAGTTACCTGTGCAATAATAGAAACGTCTTGGTTCCATTTACCGTCAGATGCACGAAGCATCTGCTTACCAGGATAATCAATGGCAACTTCTTTATTAAAGAATAATCTAAAAAGTAATTTGTATGATGCTTCAGAACCTTTTGCTAGATATTGACTTTTAATGTGTTCTAATACAAATCTTGGATTGTCAATATCTGGTAGATTATGAGCAAGTTCATCTTTAAAATATTTAATAAACCCATTTAAAGTTGTATCTAAATTTCTAAGATCTTTTAAATCAGGTGATTGTGTTTCAAGATATTCATAGTATGCTTGTAAGAATGCTACAAATGTAGGATTATCTTCCCTAACAAATGCAGGAACCTGATAAGGTACTAAATTTGATACAGATGGTTTTAGTGACATTTTTATGCAGAACTATTTGAGAATGTATAATTGTATCCAGCACGTAAATCGCCATTGGCAGTTTTATCTGCAATGACGTTTACCGTTAAATGGTCTCTTGCTATCTGAGCGATAGACGTTAAAGCAGATACTACGTCATTTGATGCTGGTTTAATTGAAATTTCAAAATCAACATCAGCCAATGCTGTAATATGTAAATTACGAATATCCAATACACCACCTTGATGATTAATAAAACCAATCTGAGGGGTTACTACAATTTTATTTGCAGTGGAACCATATTTGATTAAACGTAAATTTCCGCCATCATCATCTAGGTAATGCAACTCATCGCTACCAGAAATATAGAAACCTGTGGTAGAGATTGATCCACCTGGAACTTCAGAGAAGAAAATTGGGTTAATTAAGTTAATTAAATATTGAGCAGATACGTTATAACGTGGAGTCATTTTTCTACGTAGAGCTACAGTTGTAATATTGCTAACGATAGACGCTTCGCAAGTATCGATTAAACGAGAAAGTTTAGAGAACTTAAATATACTATCAAATCTTTCTAATTCATTAGTATCATAGTCGAATATAGTATTAGTTATGATAGTTTTAAGTTCATCTGCGGAACGAGTTGTTTCTCTATCATTATAATATGCAGTTACAGTTAAAGCAATGTTAATAGAATCCGCATCAACAATTTCAGGTTGAACTGATACTACGTTTTTACTATTCAAAATAGTAGAAATTAAATTGGACTTTTCAGCAGTAGTAAGTTTAGTAGCATCAACAGGTTTAACACAAACAAATATTTTGCCATATACAGGTGGGTTGTTATCTTCACCACCCCAGACAGAAACTGATTTTGCATTCGGTAAAGCTGAGTAAATAACAGCCTTATAATCTTCTGGTGTTACAGCACGATTTTGAGCAGCATAAGTTCTTGGTGCATTGAAACGAATACTTTCGATATCTTCGGCAGCATCGCCACCAGTGGCAGGAACTGATGTAGATATATTTGTGCTTGCATTAGTGATTAATGTAGAACCCGTATAATTAAATAATCGTGCTCCATTGGGTGCGCTAAGATTTGATGCCATGTATTCAATATGTACAACATTACCGTTATCCAATTGTTTACCGATAATACCATCACCAAAAGTAATTTGATATAATCCATCATCAATTTCTTTTACAAAATACACTCTAGTTGTTGAGTTAGCAATAGTTATATCATTACCATTAGTATATGTTTCAAATATAGAAGTTGAAGAAGATTCTTGAACTTGAACTTTTAGTGTTGTTAAATCAACAGTACTGTTTGGAATAACATAAATTGAACCAGCAGCAACTGTCCAATTAAATGTTAGCGGAGTACCTTCAATAATTTTAATATCAGGGAAAGTGTATTGTGTTCCAGCGCCAGTAATTGTATATGGAGATGTATTATAGAAATTATAACTTACACCATTCACTGAAGTTGAAAATGTGCTATAAGCAGGTAATGTTAAAACACTTGGTCCAGCAGTTGTAGTAGTTAGGGTTAAAGAAACTGTAGCTTTGGAGCAAATAGCAGATCTCGGAACATAACCCAACATTTTAGACAAAGAAACAACACTATTTCTTTTGCTGGCAGAATCCAAAAACATTTCATTAATTGTCATGTTATTGTAAAGAGCATTGTAATGAGTATTATATGCCAATACATCCATCAAGACAGACATACCCGAACCTTCAAAATCATAATCTTGAAAAGTTTCTTGACCCTTCAAGAATGTTTTAATGTTCTGTTTGATAGCATCGAAATCTAATTCGGCTACATTAATCTTTTTATTTGCCATTATCGGGTTCTCTCTAGTGCTATAGTCAAGACAAGTGGAGTTACAGTATTAACTATCTCGAAAGTAATAGTTACATTAATTGCGTTTAAATCCATATTAGTATTACAATCTACATCCAACAAAACTACTCTGGGTTCAAAGTTATTTACTGAATCTATAATTGCTTGTCTGATCAGCAAATTGGTCATTGGACCAGCTGGTTCGAACAACAGACGTTTAATAGGTGTGCCAACTTCACTATGGAAATGTCTCTCATAGTTAGAAGTTAGGATTAGATTCTTCAGACTGGTTTTAATCGCATTTTCATCGTAACGCATCGTAATATCTTTAGTTACTGGATGCTTGGTGAAATTAAGATCTAAGTCAGAGAATGTTCTTGTAGTTAGTGCCATCTATTATTTAGTCTATCCAATAAACGAATCTTGCGATCCTTGAGCAATTGTATCTCCACATGCAATATTATCGCCGATTCTAGCGACTTTTTTTCCTTCAAAATAGAATGTGGAGGAAGAAGATGATACTTTTCGAGCAGAATTTGGATGCGTAGTAGTTCCACACGTATGTGCCTGATATTGAGTATGCCCCAGTAGCTGGATAGCCTTACCATTGAAAAAAGATTTAGTTGTGTATGGTCCAGAAGCTGAAGTTGGAGGAAAACATCCATGCCCTGTTGATTGTTGGGCTTCTAAAGATATCGCTGGCATTATCTACTCTGAGTTAGGGTTACTAACTGTTTTAATAAGGTTTGCCCTGTTGTCCAGTTCAAATCTCGAATGTTAATTGTATAATTATTAGAAGCAACCACTGTGGCTGGAACTAAAGGATTATATGCTTCTGCTCTGTAGTTTTTAATAATATTTCTTGTTGTATCAGCTTTAAATGATATTGTTTCATATACTTCTGCATTAATAACTTTATCCCATGCTCCATTGTCGGGATCAGTTACTGCAGTTTTTATATCTTTGTTAAAAGTTTTATACTGAATAGTATCATTAAAAACTCTTTTAAAATATCCAGAAATTATTGCTGGATCTCCTGCGGTAAAAGAAACAGTAGAAGGATTTGCTTCTTGTGGTACTATTCTTACATTATATCTAATTTCTGCCGTTGCCTCAGTTGGAGGACTGGCAGTAGGATCTGCATCAGTTCCTGGAACAATATATGTAATACTATGACTGAATGTTTCTAATTCAGTATGTGGACCAAGTTCAGTTGTTGATGGAGACCATGCCATATTAAGCCTTACTTGGTCGCCATATACCAGCTAACTGACCATATCTTGCATCTGTATAGCAAGGTCCAATATAAGACTCAGAAACATCACCATCATTTTTAGGATCTCTAACTGGTGGACCAACTCCCTTTCCAGGTGCTTGATTTCCACCAACGAAACTTAAAAGCCCACCTTTATTTCTATAAACAAATGCTACGTGTCCTACCTTAAACAAAGCGATATCTCCTGTCTGTGCATCAGCATAATTGTCTACTTTTGTAGCACCAAACTTAGCTGTTGCATCTCTAATTGCCCATGAGGATGCTGTTTGGAAATAACGATATCCACATTGTTTTAGTGACCAAGCAACAAATCCCATACACCATGGAGTTTGATCGGTTTCCCAATACGCACCTTTAAATCCAAGATCTTGCCAAATACGTAAAATATTAGGATTGCTGGGTTTTGAATTCTGTCCAGTCTCACGCCAGTAACCAGTTGATGTTGCTTCAAGTTGTTTGGTTAGCCAAGCATATAGATCACTGGTATTTGCACCAGAAATTAAACTTTGTCCTGTTCCACTATCTTTTGGTGGTGGTGGCACATTTGGTTTAGATCCAACTGCTTCGGCTTCTTTATTATAATATTTATCAGGTGTAGCAATAAAATCTTGTGCCTTAGCCATATTATCATCAGTTATTTGTTTTTTCTCAAGAACAGGTGGACTTGGTCTAACAGGTGTAGGTAAAATTGCCATTGTATTTCCAGCACCATTTTCAAAATCAGGTGGAGTTAAAGCAACTGAACTATCTACTACATCATCTCCAACAGTTGCAGCACCTTCTTGTCCGTGGAATTCTGCTCCATCAACATTAACATTACCACCTGCTTTTATATTCTGAGCTGAGCCAGCTGAGCTATTAACATTGGTTCCTGCTTTCATCGTAAGATCCTGAGCAGCCTGTATCCCAATCATAGATGCGGATTTAACAGTAGTAGCTGCTGCAGATTGTAGTGTTAACGATCCAGCAACCTTAGTATTAAAATCGCCACCTACTTGCAGATTATAGTTTCCACCAACTGCAACAGTTAAATCTCCACCAACACCAATATCAGCATTGTTATTTAGATTAATTGTTGCAGCACCATCTACTTGAATATCTGCAGCACCCTTTACATAAATATTGACACCTTGTCCAACAGTTAAATTTGCTTTACCGATAATACTAATAAAACCATTTCTATCATAGATTGTATAACCATCTCCAATAATTTTATTAACTTGAGTCCCATTAGCATCCCATTCAACGAAAGAACCTGCGCGATGATATAAACTTAATGTTTCATTGGTTGGTGTATCATCAAATTGCTGAATATGTCCACCCTCACTTTCAAAAACTTTATTATAAGGATATACTCCACCAAATGGAGCTAAGGGTTGCTCCCATGGATCTGCACCATTAGCAGCTTCTATTTCTTGTGTTCTAGTAGAATCTTTAAATTCAATTGCAGTTTCTTTGATAATACCACGTGCCAATCTATTTGTGTCTGGCTCATCCATTAAATTGCGAAGTGGATATTTCCCAGATGGATCTACAAAACCTAAGGTTTTATTTGCACTTCTATCTTCTAATAATGCTGTTTGTTTTGCAGGTGGAAGATCTTTAACTTCTTCTTTAGTGTATGTTTTTTGATCATCAGCTGCAGGTTTATTAGTTGAAGTTGTTGTTAAATCTTGTCCCAAAAAATAATTATAATATTTCTCTTTTTTAGCATAACCCCCACCTGCATCTGCACCACATCGTGCACGTGCTGCCATAAAATATCCTGGATCATCGTGTGGTACTTTTACGTTTAGTTTAAAGAACCCAGCACATGCCAGTGCAGATGTTCTAGAATCACCAATAATTGAAGATGGATTATTCATTAGATCAATAGTAACTCCTTGCTTCTTCAAGAAATTTTGCATCTGCTGATAGCCACCTCTACCAGTTATCTGAATATATCCACGACCATAAAAATCACCGCCATCATTTGGTTGAGTGTTTGAAACTAATTTACCATTACCTGATGGTCTGTAAATAACATTAAACCAATCTTTTTTAGACCCTTGCCAGTTAACATATGGTCGAGCTTCTTCAATAGTTTTAAAAGTATAACCAAATGTCTTTTTTAAATATTCAGCATCTCGATAATAGTGCCCTTCTTCGACAGGATTCCAAAGTGTTTCTCCACCAGCAATTGCCAAAATTCCTGCTTTAGCATATTTACTAGTTAATCCCAATTCATCACAAGCAGCGATGATTGATGCAATGTTTGATTTAACTTGTGATTTATTTGAAAGTTGAACCCATGGTGGTGGATCAAAGGGAATTGCTTTACTTAAAACATCTGGCTTTGCTTCATTTGGAACTTTTTGTACCGTATCGTCAACCTTTGGTGCTGTCTTTGAAGATGGATCTGTTGGTGCTGGTTTGTTGGTAGATTCTTGTGTTCCAACTTGAACAGGATTCCCACTACCATCTGTTACGGGATTGCCATTTCCATCTGTTAATACTCCACCATCAGTGGCAATAATAGAATCATCTGAATCACTGGCAGCGAATGCACCAGCTTTTGATTGTGGTATACCACCAATTGTACCAAGCATAATTGGTTGTTGTAAATCTGCATCTCTAAAAGAAATAACAACCCATGTTCCATTGACAGGTCCAACAGGAGACCAACCAATACCATTCATAGCAGCTGAAATTAATGGTTGGATTGGATATGCCCAAGGTAAGTCATCTGTTGGTAATATAGTTTTATCTTCTATATGTAATCCAGTAATTCTAACTTGACATCTACCAAGTTTTAATGGGTCGTCTCTATTTTCAACTACGCCTGTATATAACTGCATTATTTGTTCTCGTCAAGGTTTAATATTAAAGAATCTTTAATCAATTCCATAGTACACTCATGGTTTTCACGAGTAATAAAATGATTAATAGCTGAAATAAGATAATTTCCTGAAAATAATTTATCAGTAGTATCTCTATCTCTTTTACTGGTTGGCTCTACTTTGTTTAATTTTAAATAAACTTTTTTACCAACAGTATAATCTAGTCTACCAGGAACTTTTATTTCTACTTTAGTAGACTCTGCTTGTCTCAATAGAGAAGTTCTTTCTTGTATGTAATTAGTATTAGTAACATCACCAAAATTACTAAAATTGTTAAAATATTTTGGAGAGAATTTAACTTTCTCACCATAACGATAAACCAATTTTTTACTGGCTGAAGGAAATTCGTTTAAGTGTGGTTGTCTTTTAAATGACTGTAACATATCAAAATTTTGACTTTCAATTTTTTTAGATAATAAATCGTGAGAATACTGAACTGATCCATAAATTCCAGATGTAGTTCTATCCATATAATCTACGCCAGTTGGAACAACTATACTAGTAATTCTTTTATAATCTTCATTTAAATTTTTAACAGAGCCACCGAGATTGCGAGAATCTCTAGAATAATTATCGTATACAAATTCTTGAATTGCTGGTTGTTTATAAAGATATGACAAAGAAACAAAATTTATACCATTACGATTTTCAAAAAGAGTGTAACTTGGGATTTTATCAACATTAATGGCATTTTCAGTTAAGTATATTAAATTCTTTACAGGAGACCAAAAGTTAGAAGTATACTTAACTGAATTTGAAGTTTCTTCAATAATATATTTGTCTTGTTGCAACTGAAGTCCAGTTGTTTTATCTGTAAATAACTGTTTTACAATATCAGATACTTTACCTGAAAATGTTTTGCTTAAAGATTTATTCAAATCAATAATTGCATTTTGATTTATAAAATGCAATTGATACGCAACTGCTTTATCGCCTACATATTGTCTATCAGACATTTTGTAAATATAATATTTACCGTTTAATTTACCCGTATCTAATGTAGGAGTTTTTAACTTTAGCTCAAGATATTCCTCTCCTATAAATGGAAAGAAATTAGCTAGATCAAGAGAATCTTTTAATATAAGAGTGCCTGTAATAAAAGGAGATAATAGATCTTCAAAAATCTGTATACCTTTAATCTGATTCACAATATCTTGACTAAGACCATTAGATGATGTGATTATCACTTTCTCTATAGTAATAGCACCAGCAAAATTAATAGTTTCTTGTAATGCCATTACATCATCTCATCAAAATTCTTTAATACTACATTTAACAAAGTTGGAGATATAATTTTAATTACACGTTTAGACTCATTAATTTTATCTTCATATTCATAATTAGTTACAGGTTGTGCGTTAGGATAGTTAGAAGAAACAACTAAATTATTGGCTTCATAATGATGAATATCATAAGGGTTTGTATATTTGTCAGTTACATATTTCTCTAACGTGTCCGTATCAAGTAACCAATCTGAGCGATAATCGAATCTTTGATTTGCAAGCATAATTACCCAGTGGTAATTAGGATCACCATAAAACTTTTCAGCCAGTATTTCTGGTGTTTCGCCATTGGAAATAATATAAGAATCAAAAACCGTAATATTTGCAAGCACGTCCCTACGGAAACGGATGTTGCGTGTAATGTCAGTTATCGCATATGTTACACGTTCTTTTTTAGGATCTGTCTCAAAATCATACCAAAATATTGGAAACTTTTCGAAATACATTATAGTCCTTCGTCAATCTTAGTGTTAGTTAATAGAGCAAGTTCTTTAAATTGCAAACTAATATTAATTTGCGTTGGCTGGCCATTTTCAAAAGTGTTAAATTGTCCATTAGGTGTATAATTTACATTCATCTCAGTTAATACACATGATGTGTGACGATGCAAATATTTGTTTGTTTTAGCATTAGCATAATACTCCACATCAAATTCAGAAGGATATACATATAAAAATTCATTATCATCTTTGAATTCTGGATGCATATGATATTTAAATGCTTTAATAATTGATATTACATTATCTGCTTCTGAGGCATCTCTTGGAAAAAATTGATAATCAAACGCAAATGTTCTATAATCAACACCTTTAAATATTTGTTCTTTCTTTGGATTTGCAGCTAGACCAAGTGCTGCCGATGCTGCTGCACCTTGCTTGTCACTTTTTAATCCCATAGCACCGACCACTCCAGCAGCATCGCCAAGAGCCTCTTTAGTAAGTCCTTGAGTACCACCTGTTCCCATGGCTTTTAAGATAGCATTGGCGCCTGCTCCTGCTGCTTGATAAGTAAACGTATCTTCTTCTGACCATTGCATACCATATCTAACACTTAATTGATTTGGAATATACAGAGCAATAGCCGTTTTTAATCTTTTCTGAGCACGAGATAAAGTTCCTGATTGGGTAGATGCAACTCCAACACCGATTGCAGCAGGAGCAGCGTTGGCAGTACCACCAATTACTGCGCCGACACCACCAGCTGCTAAACCACCAGCTCCTATTCCAGTAAGAACCTGTCCAGCTGCATTTAAGGCAACGAATCCTGTTCTACTTGCAGCTGTAGCCTCATTGCCAAACATTTTTTGATTCATGGCAAGTAATGGACCACGATCACGTTGTACCATATTATCTGGTATATACGCACTCTCATTCAGCTTACCCATTTTTGATTCTATATTTACGTTGATATAAAACACTACATAGTTGCCACCATACTCAGGATTATTAGTAATATCAGCAGGAAATGACATCGATGCTAATTCATAATCTCCAGCATTTGGTGATTTTCCATCTCCCCTTGGAGTATACAATTTTCCTTTGAATGGAGGTGGTAATGCTGCTGTAGCACTTTTATATGCTTGTTCTGCTGTGTCAGTTACTTTACCAGTAATTGTGTCGATTATTCCCATAGGATCCCTAAATAGATGGAAAGTTATTGTTCTCTTTATTTATTTAGGCATGTTCCACAAACGATTATATAAACCGATGTTTCCAGAAAAATATTCAGGAGATCCCACAGCCATAATTATGAGAAGTTCTTGGGAAACAAGATTCGCCTCATGGTGTGATAAAAATCCTTCTGTAATTAAATGGAAATCGGAAGAAACCGTAGTTCCCTATCGCTGCCCAACTGACGATAGATTACATCGATATTTTGTAGATTTTCAAATACAAGTTCGTCAAAAAGATGGTGCACTCAAGACTTACTTAATTGAAGTTAAACCAGCCAAACAAACAGTTCCACCTGAGTATCCTGGACGTCAAACTAAACGATATATTACAGAGTCCTTAACATACATCAAAAATCAAGCTAAATGGAAAGCAGCCACTGAATATTGTAAAGATCGTGGGTGGCAATTTAAAATTATTACCGAAACTGAACTCGGTATCTAATGCCTAAATATAATATGGCAACCAAACCAACTACACTCCAAGACGTCTTTGATAAGAACCAGTATGACTTAAAAACTGCTGTTCGTAAATCTCGTGCTTGGTTCGATCAAGAAGCTGCGAAAATGACTAGGCAGGGTATAACTCCACCTAAGGTTTTACGTGGGTCTCCTGAAGATCTTAAATCATCAGGATCAATAGTTCCTGGTAAGTTGTATATGTATTTATATGACCCAAAATTAAAATTAGAACTACCATATTATGATAAGTTTCCTCTAGTATTTCCCTTTAGAAAAGTAGAAGGTGGGTTTCTTGGATTGAATATGCATTATCTTCCATATCAATTAAGAATTAGACTTTTAGATAGATTGATGACATATGCAAGTAATCAAAGAATGGACGAAACAACAAGATTAAAATATTCTTGGGCAACTATAGATGGTATTGCTAAATTTGCTCCAGCGAAACCTTGTGTTAAACATTATTTAATTGGACATATTAGAAGTCCAATGAGACAAATACCTGCCAATGACTGGGCAACTGCAATGATGCTTCCAGTAGAGAGATTTAGTGGCGCAACGAAAGAATCTGTGTGGTTAGATTCTAAAAGAAAAATATAGGCTAAAAATGGCAGATAAATTAAAAAACTTTATAGCAATGGTTAAGACCGAAGGGTTGATGCGCACATCTAGATATTCTATTGTGCTAGCACCCCCAGCTGGTATGCGAGGTCAAAAAGACATGAGAAAGATACTATTATTCTGCTCTGATGTTCAGATTCCTGGACTCACGATGTCGACAACTCAAATTAGAATGTTTGGTGAAGTCCGTGAAAGTCCATATGAAAAAATGTTTGACAATATTACGTTATCTTTTTATGTTGATAATAATATGAAAGTTAAACAATTTTTTGATGATTGGATGGGTGTTATACAAAACCCAACTACAAGAAATTTTGGATACTATAAAAATTATATTACAGATATGATTCTCAATGTTGAAGATACCAAAGATAGAAAACGATATGAAGTACATCTATTTGAATGTTATCCAAAAAATATTGGTGGAATAACACTGGCTCAAGAGAGTAAAGATGTTATGAAACTACAAATATCAATGAACTACAAATACTGGACTTCACGTAGTTTTGATGCGCCTAAAGAAACTAAAGAATCTCCATGGTCTAGATTCTTAAAAATGCCAACTATTAATGGTCGTGAATTAGAGAGTTTACCAAGTGTTCCTTCAGAATATGTTGAAAATTATACAGGATACCAACAATCGTTTAACGAGCAGTTGCCTGATACCGATTCAATGATAACAAATATTTCATCTTATACAGGGAGAGTATAATGTCAGAAAAAGAAGGTGGAGCAGAATGGATGCAAAAATACTGGCGTCCAGCGATGGGTTGGATGTATATGCTGATCTGTATGGCCGACATGATAGTATTTCCAGTACTGTGGGCATTATGGCAAGGTATTAATCATGTACCTATTACACAATGGAATCCACTAACACTTCAAGGTGCTGGCCTATTCCATATCGCCATGGGAGCTGTACTAGGTATTAGTGCGTTTGGTCGTACACAAGAAAAATTAGCAGGTACTGCGGCAAATCCAACAGCTACTTCACAAACTATGACAAACAATACAAATATGTCAGGTGTTCCTAGCGGGATGCAAGGTGGTATGGGTGGTGCTGGAGGATTTGGTGGTCAACAAGGTGGTATGGGTGGTGGCTTTGGTGGTCAACAAGGTGGTATGGGTGGTGGCTTTGGTGGTCAACAGTCAGGTGGTATGGGTGGTGGATTTGGTGGTCAACAGTCAGGTGGATTCGGTAGTACACCTGCTCCAGCATTTGGCGCACCTCAAACAGGAGGATTCGGTGGTGGTGGTTTTAATTCATCAACACCAACACCAGCTGCAGGTGGGTTTGATAGTCCAGCAGGCGCAGGTAGCTTTGGAAGCGCACCTACAACAACTCCAGCGCCAGCAGCAGTAACCCCTGTTTTACATCCCAGTGACCCACAAACAAGAAATACTAGAAACGATCTATAAATATGAAAATTGATGATAATTTAGCTGAAGTTTTTGACTTACCAATGGTAAAGAAAACTCCAGAACTTGAAGTGATTGATAATTCAACTGGTGAAATAGTAAAAACACCAGAAGGTAAGATTGAAGACGATTATGATGTCACAAGAAATAATCTTCGTGAATTATTAGCCACTGGACAAGGTGCTTTGATGCACGCTTTAGAAGTTGCAAAATCAAGTGAACACCCACGTGCTTTCGAGGTTGTGGGTAATTTAATGAAACAGTTAGCTGATGTAAACCAACAACTTATGGACTTACATCAGCAAAAAGCAAAACTAGACGCACCTAAGAAGGGTGACGCCAAAACTGTGAATAACGCTATCTTTGTAGGTAGCACAGCTGAGTTGAATAAGTTAATCAAGACTATGAATAAAGGAGAATAATCATGGCATTACCAATTAATACTACCCCGACTTATACGTTGGTGGTACCTTCGTTAAATGTAGAAGTTAAATACAGACCTTTCTTAATTAAGGAAGAAAAAGCATTATTGATGGCGCAACAAAGCGAAGACTCTGTTGTAATGGTTGAAACACTTAAGAACGTAATTAAGAACTGTTTGCAAACAGAAATTGATGTTGAAATGTTGGCCACGTTTGATCTAGAGTATATTTTTACTCAGCTACGTGCAAAATCTGTAGGAGAGAATGTTGAACTAATATTCCCTTGCGATACTTGCGAAGATGAAAAAGCAAGAGTACAAATTACTTTTGACATTAGTAAACTTGAGGTAGTTAAGTCTGATGATCATAATAAAAATATTCCATTATTTGGAGATGTTGGAGTACAAATGAGATACCCAACTATTCAAGTAATTCAGAAATTAGAAAAGTTAGATACCAATAATCTTGATGACTTGTTTAGTATTATGGCAGCATGTATAGAATTTGTCTATCAAGGTGATGAAATGTTTTATGCAAAAGAACAGACGCCAGCTGAAATGGTTGAGTTTTTGAATAATCTGACCTCAGAGCAGTTTAAGAAGGTTCAACACTTCTTTGAAACTATGCCAAAGATTAAACAGGAAGTTGATTACAATTGTCCTGTATGTAAGAAAGCCCACCATAAAGTGTTGGAGGGGATCCAAAGTTTTTTTTAATGAACCTCTGTCATGACAATATGTTCAACTTTTATAGGATGAACTTTGCGTTAATGCAGTACCATAAGTATTCGCTATCGGATTTGGATAACATGATTCCATTTGAGCGAGAGGTCTACGTCGCTATGTTGGTTAAATATTTAGAAGAAGAAAAACAAAGAATCGAATCACAGAAGAGAGCACGCTAAATGGCATTAATAACCGCATCACCAGCTAATTTTGTTAGACTATTAGAGATTCAAAAACAATCTCTGGAAGCAACACAAGCAATCAAAACTCTGTTAGACAGTGGTCCACCTGCCAAACGTGAAGAAGAATCTTTAAAGATTCAAAAAGCACAATTTGAAATAGACAAAAAATCATTAAAATTATCTGAAGATGAATTAAAAGCACAGCAGACATTCTTGACTATCGGAGAGAAACTAAAGGGACTTATTCCTTCCATGCCAACTGGGTTTGGAATGAAACAAGGGTTATTGAAGTCTTTAAACTTTGGTGGTGTGTTAAATAAGACTATTGCCAAGAATGAGTTTGTAAAAAGTCAGAAAGATCTGGGTAGTACTAAATCTTCCTCTGAATTAAAAGATGACTTTGAAACACGTCATACTGCCAAAAAAGATTATGATAAAGCAGATAAAACATTACAGGAGTTTAAGAAATCAAATCCTGGACTGACTGATGAAGAGATTAAGAAGCGTGCTGCACCTGATAGTAAAATTGGAATGGCTGTTGCTCAAAAGATGGCAGCTGTTAAAACTATTGCAGGGTTGTCTAAACCAGAAATTAATACAGATGCTGCTGCAAAAGCCAAATCATTTGATGTAGATGAACAAGATGTTGAAGCAGGAAAGAAAGCAGACGAAAACTCAAAAGTTCTCAAGAAGATTGAAGAAAATACCTCAGCTTTAGCTCCTCCAGGAAAATCAGGTAAGCCAGTTGCTGCTGCAGAAGGTAAAGGATTGTTCTCTGGTCTTGCTGGTGGTGTTGGTAAAGCAATAGGTGGAATGAAAACATTTGGTATCGGTCTTGTCGCTATTGCTGCTGGTCTTTGGGCTGCATCACTGGCACTTGAAAACTTCGGTAAAGTTGACTGGGATTCTATTGAAAAAGGTATGGTTGCGCTCGGTGGTATAGTTTTAGCTGCTGTAGTATTGGATAAGATGAAGGGGTCTATTCTCAAAGGTGCATTTGTACTTGGTATTCTTGGTCTTGCTCTTTATGGTATTGGTGAAGTATTTAAAGGGTTTGCAGAACTAGACTGGGAAACTGTCGGTAAAGGGTTTGTTATGATAGCTGGTCTTGGTGTTATCGCTGCGATTATGGGTGCTGCTTTTCCATATTTAATCCTTGGTGCTGCAGCACTCGCTGCTATCGGTGTAGCATTAATTCCACTGGCATATGCTTTAGATCTTGCAAAAGATGGTATGGCTGCATTTGCTGATACCATGGAACGACTTTCAAAATTAGATGTAGTTAATCTAGCGTTACTTGGACCAGCATTAGTATCACTTGGTGTAGGTATGGCTGCGTTTGGTGTGGGACAAGCTGCAACTGGTCTTACTAATTTAGTCACTGGATTTTTTGGTGCTATTTCTGGGCAGAAATCCCCAGTTGATCAAATCATAGCAATAGGTAATGCTGGTGAGGGTGTTCAGAAAGTTGGAACTGGTATTAAAAATCTTGCAGAGGGTATGGCACAATTTTCAGCAGTAGATCCTGAGAAAATTAAAGCAATCGCTGCATTACCATTGGATAAAATTGCTGCTATGGGACTTGCTATAAATTCAGGTAATCGAGTTGCAAATTCTTCTAGTGATAATCAAAGTGGTACGATGGCATTAAATGGAAAGAGTTCTAATAATACTGTTGTAGCACCTACTACAAACACTACAGTAAATAAACAATCAACTATAGTAGAATTACCTGTTAGAAATCAAGAACAAACAATGAATCGATATATGAGATCTAGATTCTCGACATAAAAAAGGGGAGCTTCTGCTCCCCTAGTACTTCACATTGCCTTTTGGCAATTCATAATTAATCTTCTTTGGCGATCTTCTCAAAGTAAGACATAACATCTTCATCTTCGTCAACAGACTTTGCAGTCGGCGCTGGCTTAGAAACAAATGCTGGTGCTGCAGCAACAGGACGATCTTCTTCAGAAATCTGAGCAGCTGTCTTGTTAGTGAAAGAATCACCACTCAATACTTGCTCAAGTTTCTGTTTCAATTCATCATAAGACTTGAAGTTCTTACGATCGGTGAATTCAGAAAGTTTATGTTGCTTGTTGGCAATAGCAAGAATTTCTTCATCACTAGAAGCAACAGGTGTTGGGTCACTGAATGATGACTCATCATAGTTGGTGAAACCATCTTTCTTGCGCATACGCAATTTAAAGTTGGCACCTTCCCAGAAGTCAAATACATTCACTGGCTTCTCATCTTCGAATGTTGGACGAGCCTTGTCCATAATCTTGTCGAAGATTTTCTTACCAAATTTGAACAAGCGAACTTGTCCTTCATTCTCTGGATGCTTAGGATCAGAGATAATCAACACGTTAGCAGTGAAACCAAGTTTACGTTTCTGCTTACGAGCAATTTCTTTGTTAGCATCAGAACCAGAGTTCCACAGGCTAGTGTTCAACTCACCTACAGGATCGTTTTCACCAAGAGTAGTCAAACTATTCTCGATATACCATTTACCAGTTGGACCTTGGAAACCATGAGAGAAGATACGAACCCATGGGAGTTCATCGCCTTCAACACGTGGGAGGAATCGAATCGTTGCTGTACCATTGCCAGCTTTGTCTGCTTCAAGACGCCACATGCGGTCGTCTGTGAATGACTTTGATTCAGATTGGGGGTTTGCGATTTTGTCGAATTCTCCAGAGATTTTTCCGAAGTCTGACGTGCGCATTTTGCGTAGAGTACTAATATCCATCGTATTTCCTTTATTTAAGTATTAATTTGTATCGTCGTTTTGTATAAGCTGTATTGATATCTCATCATGAATTTCAATTTGTTCCCCGAAAGGATCATCATAATCTTCTTCAACATAACTATTTAGCGTTTTCATTCCATGGGTTTTTTTACCGTTAGAATGTTTTGCGTGTTTTCCAGATCGCCCACTGGAATCATCTTCAAATTTCTTTGAAGTGTTAACCCAAGTCTTGCCCATTTTATAACTCTTTTACTTCTTCCATAAAATTATTAAACACTGGTACGACTTTGGTTTTGTCGTACTTAACGAACCCTTTAGACTTTTCAATCCTACGAATTTCGTTTTCCCACAACAGCAACATTGACTCATTTGTTTTCCAATTGTGAACAACAGGTAACATATCATCAATGATTCGAATGGTCTCCAGAGATATCTGATTACCAAGGAATAATTTAAGTATACTACAATATCCTTTATTTGTCAAATTTAAAATACTCTCTGCTTTCAATTTATTCTTGTAAGCATCCATGACAATTTTATTGCAATCATCTGAGAATATTTTAGTGATAGACTGCTTACGTCTATTCCACTCTTGCAAATTCTGCTCTGCTTCTGACTGAGAATAAATCACAGTATCAAAACCATAAGCAAAGTTTGCCACATAATATTGAATCAAATCTTTATCAACAGCGTATTTCCTTGCTAATTTCTCAAAGACATACCTATCGTTCCTAGCATTAAATGCGTCACGAGTTCCTTTAACATTACCACGATTTTGAAATACATCAAAAGTATCTCGAGTAAAGTGTAACTTGATCGCCATGTAATACTTATACGCTTTAAATCCGTCCACTTGCTGCTTCCCTACATTTGTTTTTAACTTCAATTGGATAATCAGGAGAGATCTCTGCCAAGGAACAATTATATACTATTACACCATGTTTGGGAATGAATAATATAACACTTCCCCAAAAAGCAATAAAGCATAACACAGTTACAGTAGTCAACCAGAAATTAGACATCTAGCTGGGCTTTCTTTGGCAAGAAATTTAAATCCTGCATATTGAGAGCGATCTTTTCTTTTAAAGACTTGTTGACTAATTTAGCAATGTCTACAGGTTCAAGCATGTTATCTTCACAATATTTAAGAACAGCATCCATATGGGTAATATTGTTCTCTTTAACGATAGACTCAATAAACATTGAAAATTCGTTGGAAGATTTAAATATTGGCTGATCGTTTATTAGCATAATAGGTGGCTGCTTTGATGCATTTATCAATATCACTATATTCTTTCAATTTAATATTATAGAGTTTCCAAATAGGAGTATCTGTTTCATTAGGATCCATTTTCCTATCAAACTTTTCAAGGAACATAGAAAAGAATTTATCTAACTTCATCTTTTCCATATACAGTTGATGTTTGATGTCAAGGAGTTCTTGAACAGCATCAGTTGAAACAATTTTGTTATAAGTTTCGTTCATAATTATCTTCTCATGGTTGCAATAGCTACTGCTTCTTCATCACTAAAAATTGGCACAGCGTTTGACTTGTGCATGGTACCAATACCCTTTACCTTAGTTCCAGTATAAACTGGGTTGGGCTTCTTCACGCAAGGTGCTGCTGTGAATGGCAAACTCGCAATCTTAGGTGTCTCACGACAAGCAGGTAATGCGAGTGAGTATACATCACTGAGTTGTTGTGGTTTGGGTTTCACAACAGTCTTTGTGGCATACTTCTTCAACATGTCGTCCCACGACTTTTGCAGCTCACGTTGCTTAGCCGATGGCTTTTGCTTTTTGGAACGACCCAAGGTAGAGTGTATCAGTATCATAATATAATTATACCCTAAATCTGAATTAAAGTAAAGAACTTTTTAATCTTGCCCAGACAATAACATTGAGTGTCCTTCTTGCGTGGCTTGGACTGACAGAGTTTTTTCCAATGAACGAATCATAGATTGTTCTAACTCATATCCCTCAAATAAAACTTTAGTCATAGGAAGTTCCATGCAATACAATTTTATTTCACAATGATGATTATTTTCATCAAGTAATGTTTGCATAGATGTATGTAAATAACGAATAGTCCTATCCCAATCTTTTCGGTTAATACTAGTAGAACTATAAGACTGAATTCTGCCACGTAAACCTTGTTTACCCTCAGCTTTACCAACTTTCAAAATATCTAGTTTTGCACCCTTACCTTTAAATTTACCTGCACGAACAATGAAATAAATCCCAGGTATTTTATCAGGTAATGCAGCGATATTCCAGCCATAACGATCAGGTTCATATTCCATCGTAGAAATATAAACAGCTTTCGATAGTATAAAGTTTTCAACAGTCATTTTAAATAATCCTCACGTTGGGTCATAATCAATCCTACAATAACTATTATACTCCAACTACGCATTATTGTAAAGAGATAAATTACCAGTTGTGAAAATACAACGTTCTAGTTGCGTAAAAACAACGTTATTTCTTACCGTCTGAAGAGGGTTTTCCGTGAGCCACAACATAGGCTACACAAGTGTGGCTATTATCTCCATAAGCACAACGAACAGAAAGAGGGTCAATACCCTTAACAATTGCAGATTCAATATTTGACTTAATTGCAAGAGTTTGGTTGTATTGGTAAAATGTTGCGCAACACAAAGCTGTCATTAATACAAGTGTTACACCAATAATAAATGCCATTGCTTCTCTATTCACTTCCATAATAAACTCCCTAAATTTACCAACTACCATCATCAATGACTATTCGGATTGACACCATTGCCAATACCAAATAGACTCCTCGCATCTTTGGATTTAAATCGTCTGGATGCATGAATTCAAACTTAAAACTCCATTGAAATGGATTGACACAAAGTGCAATCCACATCCCAGAGTACTGCAGATAGTTACTTAAGATCTTTAACATCGTCGCATATCCCTAATTTTTTTGCTTCTAAAGAACCCAACCATACGTCTTGTGGTGGGAGTAATACCTCACGAATTTTTTGTTCAGATAATCCAGTACACTTTTTATAATGTGCTATCATTCTCTTTGTAGTCAAATCAAACTCTTTAACTTGAGCAAACAATTCATGTTCTTTACCAAACGCACCCCAAGAGTATTGGTGCGAGAGTATTGATGTATTTGGTGTCAGTAATCGTTGACCTTTAGAGCCAGCGATAAAAATCATTAATCCTGCTGATGCAATCTGTCCGAGACCAATGGTTCTAATGGGAACAGCAGAACCACGCATAATATCAACTAATGCAAATGCAGCGTTAAGATCACCACCTGGACTTGTAATTAATATATTGAGTAGATCAGGTCTTTCTTCAGTGAAGTTTGCTTCCATTATCCATTCAACGCAAGGTTTAACAGTGGCTACACTAATCTCGTCCATTAAAAGAAAGAACGAATGTTTAGATTCCTCGTCTTTGCTTATTTGTAAATTCATCTTTTGCATCATGGTAATCCTTATAAAATATGTGTCTACCTATCACAGTAGTTTTCTCGAGTTTCCATCGGGGATTAACATAATCCGCATGGTAGTAAAGTGCTCCCTTGGTTGTGTCGTCTAAAATTTCATAGTTAGCATAAACCCATAAAGCCACTTGTAATGATGCATCATACACAGTGGTATTTTTCAGTGGTGGATTGGAACAAAACCAAGAGAACTGACACGTTGATTTTGTTTTTTGTTCAACTACTGAACAAATATCTTTTGGGAATCGTGGATCATTAACTCTGTTAAGTGTGACTAAAGCCACTGCCACTTGTCCGTCGGCTGGTTCAAAACCAGCTTCAAAGTAAATATTTCGTGCAAGACAATCAATTTGTTTTTGTGTCTCACCTGTTAACATATTGTAAGTAGGGTACAAATATTTTTGTGTTGGATGGTATGATGAAAGTGCTACGGTTAGCGTTATCATTCCTAGTATAATAAACAGCATTTTTCTGTATATCGACATATTTCTCCAGTTTGTCGGAAGAAAGGTATACATGTGACTGTATACCTTAATTCACAATTAAGTGGTCTTTTTAGTAGACTTACTTTCTAGTGGGATGTTTGAAACAAAACCATTTAGGGTCTGAGCCTTAGTAATGATTTCTGCTTCAGATGGATAAGCTGGGAATCCTGGATGTTCAGGTAGCTCTCCACCATTGATTTTAGCAATTTCCAGTTTGGCATGCCAACTGTTGCTAATTACTTCACGTTTACCATAATAATCATCATTTAACATGTCTTTTGCCATTTTTAGTAGTTCAAGACGAATTTCGAATGGTGTCATATTTGACATAAAATACTCCTTTGTGTTGTGTTTGTGTAATGAAGGTTTTATTGGGATCCTTCAACCCACGTGTATACTATTTAGGTATTACTTTTTTGCTGCTTCTGCTTTTGGAGCATCAGCCTTCTTTTCTACTTTTTTAGCAGTAGGTTTCTTAGCAGAAGGTGCTTTCTTTTCAGAAGGTGCTTTCTTTTCAGCAACAACAGGTTTCTTTTCTTCCTTCTTCGCTGGTTCTGCAGCAAAAGATGTCAAAGCAAACATAGTAACAAACAATGCGATAAGTGATTTCATTTTATATCCTTTAAAAAGTTAGTCATAACGCTCTTTTCACATTAATGTCGCCACTTTAGTTAGTCCAAGATAACTTTGGCTATCGGGTGCTAGCATACAGCAAAGACTTCATTAATTCTTGATGGTTTTAAAGAGACCATCAACTCTCAAATTAAAATGCGTACTTTGCGCCAACCAATACAGTTGACCCATTTAAGTTATCAACACGAGATTGCCCAGCCTGATAACGATAATCAACAGTAGCAGCAACAGATTTTGTTACTGGGATTGATACACCAGCACCAACTACGCCAGCATAGCCAGAACGATCGGAATAATATTTTGAATTTTCTTGATCAAGGTATACTGCACCAATTTTAGCAGTTAAAGTTGCAGAGCCAATTTGAGCAACATCATAACCACCAATGATACTATATTTGTTTAAACTATCTTTGCTATAACGATCAAATCCAGCAGTTGCGCTAAATTTACCAAAATGTTCACCAACAGTTACGCCATAACCTGTTTGATCATGTTTTGCGTTATCATAACTCCCAGTAACACCAAC